GGCATTAAAAACAGTAAAGAAAGTATCTATACGACTCGCAATTATATCTTTGTTTGCTGTTACCCATTCAGTAGTCTTCTTTATAAGTTCCGTGAGTTTTGGAAGTAATGGAAGTAACGCGACATATAAAACTCCTGCGGTAGCTTGTTTCAAATCGTCTTGAGCATCACCAAAAGCCTCGGAAGCCTTAGCAGCATCGGCAGAAATTAAACCATATTTTCTTTTCGCTTCTCTCAACTGATCAATCGTTTCCCTTCCACCTTTAGAAAACTTTATCATATCTTGAGCAGCACCACCGAAGGCAGCCGTAGCCAATGCAGCGCGCGTAGACTCATTTGTTTCTTTTGAAATTGCATCCGTCAAAAGTGTGAAAGCCTCTTCGGAATTCTTTGCACCTTTGACCTGTTTTAATAATTCTGGATTTGATTTTTGCAAATATTTTCCAAGTTTACCTTGTCCTACTTGCAACTTCCCTAAGTTAGTTGACATAGTTTGATATGCTGAATTTAACTGTTCTACGTTCGAACCTTGTTGACCCGCAACATATTCTAATTCTTGCAATGACTCAACTGATAATCCTAATGTAGCCGATGTTTTTGCTACCCTATCTCCAATGGCTGCAAACTCATTTATCTTGTTTGCAATGGTTGACGTTGCCATAACGGTAAAGAATCCAGTTGCAACATTCTTTAAATTCAGAAATGATGAACCGAGTTCCTTATCCATTTTAGAACTTAAAGCCGTAACTTGGCTACCGATCTTTTTGAATTTCTTTTGATCGGAATCATCAATTTTAAAAACTAATCCAAAAACATTAGGTCTTGCCATTAGTTAACCCCGCGAAAGATTCTCGATCGTGTTTATTTAGTTCGGTTGCTCCGCTATAAAAAAATATAAGTTGTTTTTTCTTTAATTTCATAACGTCACCTAACGACTTAAACCGATCAACCGTAGTTAGAATCATTGCACGTAGCAAAGATTCTTCTATGACAAAAAATCAGTGATACTCACCAACACCCCAAAATCTCTTTTTTTAATTTCGTTTATATCGCCCGGTTTACAATTACAAATTTTATTCAAAAATAAAATGCAACGATCAATAGACATTTTTTTAAGGTTTACTTTTGTATCACCTTTTTTGTCTAAATTAACGTTATCACCTTTCGAAATTTCCTGTAATTCACCTGCACTTGGTTCAGGGAATACTATTTGTTTTAGAGTTCCTACTGGTTTTTCAAGCGTATAATTTAAAGTAGATGTTTCCTTATCAAATGAAAGATTTCCTCTTTGAATAGAATCCTTGAATATGATTTTTTGCTCTTCGGTCAATGATCCAAATTCTTCTTCGATTAGATCAATCTCATTATTTGCAGTTTCAGCATCCACTTTGAATTTAGATTTTTCTTTTAAATTTTCTTTCTGGTCTTTGAAAAGTTTAGCTTCTTCCATTTGTTCCTCTTTATTTTCAAAAACCATTTAGAAATAAAATGTCAATTCTTTTATTAGAATTTATGTTTGTTCGAATTTTTCACCTTTCATCGCGATTTCCATTGTTCCATCGCCTGAATTTGGATTCAATTCACCTTCACCCGCAAGCGAACCATCGTAGACTACACCGTCAGATTTTGTTATTTGAACAGGGACAGTTTCGCCACTAGTCCAAATCTCTTGAAGAAATTCTACATCCAAACGGCTTGAATCAATGGAAATAGGAAGACCATCAAACCCGCCTAACTTTCTTCTAAGATTAGTATGTAATTTACCATTCCCCGTAGGGAGGTTAGTTGGAACATTACCAGATAAATAGTAATTCATTGTTCCTTCATTAGCCGGATCAAAAGATCTACCTTTGATTAAAATTTGTTGAATATCACCGCCGCGAATATTTCCCATATTGACTCCTTAAGTAATGCGGGTTATACTCCCGCACCTATTCCCCAGTTATATTTTCCTGCTATGATTTTCAATCCTGCTGCAAGATCGTCTTGGATAGAAAGATCTATTCTCCCACCATTGCCTGAATTAATTTCAGATACGATTGAAGATACAACGGCATCTCTATTTTTTGTTAGGCCACGAGGGACCCATAAATCATCCACAAGTTTCTTTAGAGTGCCCGCGCAAAACTTCGGACGGATTGCATATTCTAAATCTACTGTGGAATTATCATCAACCACAACACCGTTTATAAATGGTTCAGTGCTGAAAACTTGATCCATGGAATAGATTTTTGTTTGCAAGTTTGAAATAATTTCCGTAAATCTTAGATCAGTTGTTTCCGCACCTAAGTCCGTAGTTTTTCGAGTCGTTACTAAGTCTTCGATTACAAATTGACGATCTGGAGAAATAGAAAGAGTGGTGCATCCAGCTTTAACAAGCGCATCTTTCGATTCATAAGACCAATTTACAAGAGAGTTTTTAACTCTTACTCCTGGGATAGCTTTTCCTCGGATCGGTCTGCCTGGATTAGCTTGCCACCATAGAGCAGCGAAACCACATACATAAGCTGACATTAAATATGAAGTTGTATTGGATTCAAACGTTGGAACAAATGTAATCGCTTCGGAGTTTTTCACCGTTCCTGTTGCAAGATATGTATCGTATGATTCATTATTTGGAACGAATCCTATAAATGGTTTTTTGACTGAAGGTGCAATTCTTGCGGTATAAAAATCTCTAAGTGCATTTAAGTTGGTTGAATCAACGTAAGGCGAATGAATGTCTGTATAGAAAACATTGCCAAGTCCAGTTAAAGCGGTTGAAATATCTGGATTATTTGCACCCGCCGTTAGTTGGACAATAGCAACCGATAAGCCCGCTGGTATTGATTCATTTTCTGTATCAATATTCAATTCAATATCAATCGAGTTCCCAACTACCCCAGCATTTTTAGCAGTTAAATCTAAATCTGGTGTGTTGAAATCGGATGTTAAAGGCAGGTCAAGCGATGCATTAATGATTGTTTCAAGTGCTGCTGTAAGTGCCGCGCCAGTATCGTCGATTGCTACCGTTTGAGTTATTCTCGTTCCACTGATATAAAATACTAATGTTCCCGCTGCCGTTGCCGTGCCCGTGATCGTAATAGAACCTTCCGCTTCCGCGCCTGATCCATGGTCAGCTACTGGTAATGCATAAATTGGAATTGCAGAATTACTACCCGCGCGCGCTCGTTTGATTTGAAGAGCAAGGAGAGATCCTCGACCGTAAAGAGTATCCTCTTGACCTTCGCTAGAAATTCTTTGTGCTACGTTTGGCGTAGGCGTTTTATCGCTGTTATACTGTCCAATAATTACGATCGATCTAGGAGTAATGAGATTCCCCACTCCTAAACGAACGTTTTTTGTTTCCACAAAATTACCACTTGCGGCGGCGTTAGATGGGACTAAATCAAATGTTACCATTTTAAACTCCTAAAATTCATTAAAAATAATTTTGTTTTATTCGGGAACATAATAAACATATTCCGTTGTAAAATATTTTGCATCAACTGAAATGATTTCTAAAAGTTGATTGATAGGATCATTATCGTCGGCATTTGCTTTTTCTTGCATTCCCGGTGGTCTATACGGTAAGTCCATGGAAAAACTTAAAGTTGCACCAATTAAACTTTCTTCGCTTTTATCTTCATTCGCAGGAAATAAATTTACAGTAGGCCATGATTTACTTCCTAGTTCTGAAATCTTTTTCCCAAAATGAGAATTATCTAAACGGTATAACCCATTTTTTACTTGTTGAATCAAATATTTCAAACGACGAATTGCAACTTGCTCAGATAGTTCATCCTGGTCACCCTTTGCCCTAACTATCATGTCAATGTTATACGTGCAGGTTTCCGTGGCCTGTTTATTTACGGCACCATTTTTATATTTTGAATCATTGAAATAAACAGAAACCAACGGAATAAAAGTCGGAGTTGTCGAATCTTGTTCGTTAGATACTCGTTCTCTTAATTCAGGCAAATGAATCATATCTTGAGTGATCTCAAAATTTACCTTCTCATCTATAGCAATTTGGGCATCTCTATATTCTTTCAAAGATTGAACAATATACTCCTGATAAACGTCGAATAATCCTCTTGGATCAACTGGCATTATACAATACCTCGACGTTTCTGGATTGTTCCGGCGTTCATATTGGAGACTGATTCAATGTCAAAAGTTAAAAAGCCCAAAACATGATCGTTCTGAATATTTTTACATACCCCTTCAATCAAATTCGAATTTATATCGTTGGTTTTAACTGGCATATTTTCGGAAATTGCAAAAGGTAAAGTAGAAATTCTTACAGAAATAGCCGTTCTATTTACTACGGATCTGAGATTGTTTTGAGGGTTTTTTATGGTTCCTACGCGGTTTAATTTACCGCGCAAAGGATCGCCATTTATGTCGGTAGAAGTCCATACGCCTGATCCAATCGACTGAATAGAAAAAGGCACGCCGAAATCATCACCTGAAAGTGTAATTGCAAGATCTGATTCGGCTAGTTCTCTTACTGACATATGTTAGATGGTTATTGGACTTCGTCTTTAACGATTCCCTTATTTTCTTTAGAACCTTTATATTTTTTTTCAATTAGATTCGGTTGTCCTTCTTCCGTAACTACAGGAGCAATCGCGGCCTCTTGGATAATACCTTTCGTTAGGAATTTTTCAAAAGTTCCTTCTTTTTTCCATTTTTCAATAACGGCAGATGGAATTTCTTCCCCTGCACTTAAAGATTTATAAGGCTTCCCGCCTAAACCGATGGATGTTTTTTTCGATACATAATAAGCCATTTTTTTATCCTTTTGTAATAGGGCTATTTCTAGCCCTATCTATTTTTTGTTATGTGAGCATGTCCGAAATAGTTCCGGCAGCATCGATTTCAACTGGCATAGTAAGAGGTGCAGATTGAACACCAGCATAATATAATCCACGTTCTACGAGAGCAAACGGAGTAATTTGACCTTGAATCAATTCAGGGAATTGAGGCATTCCAAGTTCAGCATATTGCATTTCATAGAATGGGAGAACTTCCGTAGCCGCATATGCCATAACTCGACGTGCTTCCGCATTGAAGATGACGACTTTTTCGGTTCCAAGGTAATCAACCGCAGTTCCACTTGAATCTTCGTAGAAATCATCGTATGTATATAGATCCAAACGATATCCTGTAAAGTTAAATGTTCCTTGGTATGTGAAACCTTCCATTGGTGGACCTTGGTTAAGCATACCAGGTGCAATGAACGGAGGCGCGTTATTATATTTTGCAATAATATTTGCCATGAAAGCATCATATGCATCTTTCGAAAACACTGCTCTGTTAGGTTTTTTCTTGGATGCCTTATGGATTCTATCGCACATAGTCCCGATATCAGCTTCCGAATCTCCACCATTCGCATCCCATTTTGTCGATGGAACTAAATCGAGAGTTGCTTTTTTCTGATAATCAACGGACACGCCATTATTCAATGTGATGATTCCGGTTGTCATTGCTTGGACAGCTTGCTTTTCAATGGCATTTCTAATTTTCTGAACATTAAACGATTGGGCTTTCGCTGACAAATATGCCAATCCTTCCATTCTCGAAATAGGTTCATATTTCGTTTTACCAGGAAGTTTTTTATTGAGCATATCGGCTGTGATAGGCGACTTTTCAGAATAAAGTGGAGGAGTGAATTCTTTATTAGAATAAATTTCCACGAAATTTACATGAGAATCACCGGACCCGCGCGCGACATCGGATGCAATCAATCGAATAGATCTTGTAATTTCCAATTCAATTTTAGTTGAGTCGCTCACTGAGTTTGGTTCTACTCGGAACAAGCTGGAGAATGCCCCAGCTACCTTATTTTCTTCCATGAATCCATCAAAGAATTCAAGCATTGCCGTTTTAAAAATCATGATTTTATGACCTTCCTTTTATTTTACAGCTAACAACTATTCGTTGTCGTATTGACCAGCGGTAGAACCAGTGATCAGTTCAAATCCTTTCGCTTCGAGAAGGCTTTTAAAAGTTCCACCTCGGACACCAGGGACTACGGTTGCAACGGTTTCAGATCCAGTGAAAACTAGACCTGCACTTCTAACGTATGCAGATTTTACGAAATTGCAATTTGAAACATCACCCGCGGTTGCATCAATTTCTTGAGTCGCAACGTAAACAGGATATTGAGAACCATCAACGGCAGTCGAATCGCATCTTTTAAGTTTGCTTCCAGATGCCGCCGCGATAGTGAAATCAAAATACGCACCAATTCCGAAATCAGTTGAACCATCGGTAAGAGCAAATTTGATTTGATTTGCAAAAGTATAAGAACCACCCGTAGCAGTGATAGAAAAAGTTCCTACCAATACACCATCAGGATCTCGGACTTCCCAAGTGGAATGATGAGCAGCAGCACCCGCCGAAATACATTTAATTCGGTAAACGCCAACTTTCGCACCTGCTAACACTGGAGTCGATGCATCTTTTACACACGTCCCATCACCAGTTCCTGAAATTGCAGAAACCGTTACCGAAGCAGTAGTAGTTTGCATCGATATGATTCCCATTACCGAGCCAACTGGGATAGCCGCACTTGCATCCTGTGCAACCGTCAATCCTCGTTCGCTTAATGGATGATCGAGAATCAAAGGTTGGTTATCTTGTCTTGAAATTACTGGATTAGTCATAGTAATTACTCCTTAAATTCGGAAAGCACCATTTGCTTTCATTTCTTCACGACGTTTTTTTGCATCGTATTTGCTCGCGTCAGCTTTTTCGGCTTCTTCGGCAGCGAGTTTAGCGGCATCGGCAACTGGATCAGTAGTTGATGTTGATACGGCACCTGGATTTGCATTTTTAGAAAATGCTCCATTTCGTAAAGCAACGTCAAGGGAAGGACGAACATCATCGACTCTTTTCCCTTCTGCTACGTATTGATTACATAGTGCTACAAGTTTTTCGTTTTCAGGATCTGCCGTAATATAAGCGTTAAACGCCGCTACCCTATCAGATTCTGATTTAACTCCGGTCTCTTCCCCAAGTTTAAAGACTTGAGCGAAAACATCCGGATGATCAGCTTTTAATGTTTGAAAATCCATTCTTTTTTTCTCCTTTAGATTTTGTCCCGCGCTTGGGGAATTTTCCTTTGTTGTTTTAGTTGCCGTGGCAACTTTATTATCCAATTCGATTGGATCGGTAGACGCATTTTCTAAACTCGTTGGTCTAGGATATTGCATTTTAATTTTTGCAGTTTCGAGTCGATCAATGAGACCAACGGAGACGGCTTTTTTCGCAAGCAAAACTCCACCTTGACCAAAATCAGATTTTACGGTATCAGTAGAAACCTTTCTACCTTCCGCGATTCTTTGAATAAATAACGCTTCCATTTGATCCAAATTTTCAATGATCATTGAAAGACCTGCTTCCGTATTTGGATCAGGTGCTTTTTTAGGAGCGTTCGAAGATGTAATATTTTTTTCGTTCGGATCGATCGACATCGAAACCATTACTCCGATAGATCCAATCATTGAACCTTCGCTAGTTGCTACGATTTCATCTGTTTGACTTGCTAGATATAAAGCCGCTGAACAGCACATAGAATTTATGACTGCCATAGTTGGCTTTTTACTCATTGAAATTGCAACGGCTGTATTATCTAATCCAGATACGTTCCCGCCTGGACTATCAAAAATAAATTTCAAATCTTTAACGGTTGGATCTGAATTCGCTTGATCAACTGCTTTTTGAATTGCCGGATATGTAAGAGATCCGGAAAAACCAAAAAGCATATCGAGAAAAGATGCACTGTTTCGCAATACTCCAGAGATAGGAATAATCGCAGAACCATTTTCGACTGTATAAAATTTCTTATTTGGATCGGTTAAAGAATTGTCGATTGTCATTTTTGCAATCACATCACCCGCAAAAAGTGATAAATCTTTTCGGAGCGCATGACCAATCGTAGATGAGTATAAATCAAAAAAAGATTTTTCGAGTAACCAAAAATTCACGTTTTAACCTTCATTTTTTTACAAGTCCCCGTAAACAATATTTTTTTAATCTTCGGTATTTGTTTCGTCATTTACTTCTTTATTGTCGCTGTTAGACGGACTTCCACCCATCCCATTTGGATTTTTTGGATCAATCGGATTCCCGCGGGATGAGTCTTGAATCAAGTGTTTGTTTGCTTCATACAATAACTCATTTTCATCTTCGAGTTTTTTGACGTTATCTAAAAATTCAGATCCGTTGATTTGTTGTGATTCTCTATCGCGTGTTGAGAATCCTTCTTTTATTCTAGCGGCGGCGGCCTGAACTGTTTTAGTTGGATCGATATCTAATTTCGGAATTCCAATCCAGTCGGCTTTCGTCCATGCGTTCCTGATGTATGGCGACGTATTGAATCCGTTCAAAGTAAGATTCCCAGACCGGACCATCTCTTGCACCCATTGCGTAAAAATAGGATTATTGAGAGACGTATTTTCTTCTTCTCGTTCAATATCGACTTTATTCCAGGTTAAAAGTAATTCGCCTCTATGCGCTGAATAATTCGAATTAAATTTGATCGACATTACCGATTCTGCATACCCTTCCGAAGCTGACATTGTAGACATCATGGTCTGATAGAACATCCCAAAATTTACATTCGGTCTCTGGGTATTATAAGAATTTAATTTTTCGCCTGCTTTCAAAGTTTGGACTATTATTCCAGACGTTTCCGATTGCGCACGCGCCGGTGGGTTTTCCGTTTGGCTTTCTTTGACTTGCGTTTTTTTGACAAGTCCGCTAAGGGCTTTCGATGCGTTTGCTTCGGCACTTGGTTCAATCCATACCGCGATCAATGCATTGACGAGCGCGGCCTGTAATTCTGCGAGTTTATACCCGGTTATTTTAGAAAGTTCATGGAGATAACTAGCGATTGAAGAAATCCCTCGGATTTGTCCGATCTCTTCAATATTTGCACCATGCAACATGAAAATACGATTTGACTTTTTATCATATTTTTCAATTCGGACATAAGTGCCCGCGATATCATCATGGACATAGTAGGCAACTGCTTTGCCGAAGAGATCCATTTCGATTCCATCTACACAAATATTATTTCTTGCTTTGATTTTATCGATATCTTCTAATTTTGTAGGATTTTTTATTTGTTCCGGTCTGACTGGCTGCAAGGCAATAGGGGACATCCTATCAACTTCAGTATCCTTATACCGAACGATGGAAAAATACTCACCTTCTACTTTTCGAAGTTTTCTCAAATGCCTCTGAATTTGGTAATAACTCATCCTACCAGTAATATCAGATTCGGTAGATTCCGCAAAAAGTCGCCATTTTTGTTCAACTTCTTTAACTAATTTCTTTTGATCCTCTTCTTTTCGGTTCGGATCGCATATTTCCCAGACCGGCGTCCATTCGACTTTTAATCCAGTAGATACGGTCAATTCAACCGATCTACCGACTAAGGCACGCGTTTCCGTGGATTCTAACCATGATTTGCGGGATTGCGCGCGGAGTTCTCTTCCATTTTTATGAACGACTTGATACCTAGACATCGCAGAACCAAGCGCATCGGCTGATTTTGCTCCGTTAAATCCCATATTTCCCATGACGGTTTCAAAAGCTGCCATAGCCGTTAGGAATTGATCGGGATATATTATTGATTCGGTCTTAGGTTTGAATCTATCTTTAACATTTTGGTATGTATTGGAGAAATAATCTACGATTCTCATCTATCGTATCCCGCCAATATCGCGAGGAAAATCTACGGAAATGAGACCATTCCCTCTTACATCTTCAAGAAGTGACTCTAAATTATTGAGATGGTTCATTAAATCCTTAAGACTCCGGTTTGAAACCGACTGATTCCCCATTCCATCGGAAACTTGGTAACTATTAATTCCCCGACGCTTTACCATTTCAAGTTTGGTTTCTGCAATTTCGGCAAGTAGTTCTGATTCAGTCCAGGAAGGCATTGATTTTGAAGTTGCTTGGAATCTAAAACCCCGTAAAGAAAAATTTTTTGATAAATAAAGCTAAAAAAACATTGACAAATAATTCCCCCGTATTAAATTAATGACAGGTTAGGAATTAAAAAACATGAAAACTTTTGAAATCGGCAAAATTTACGGAACAAGATCGCTTTGTGACTATAATTGTATTTTTACTTTTGAAGTAGTCTCGAGAACAGAAAAAACAGTAAAACTTAGAGCAAAGGGAGAAAAAGAAATTTTCTCAAAACGAATTAAACGAACTGAAGATGGTCTTGAATGGGTTTACCCAAATGGTCAATATTCCATGGCACCTAGCTTGTCAGCCAATGAATTACTGGAGGCGGTAGCTTAGGCTGCCACTACAAATTTTCATCGCACCAATCCCAAAAAAAATCCCAATCGATTGATTCAAGCCCTGCATCTTTGCACACTTCAAAGGCAAAAATATAAAGTGCTGCCCATGCATAGACCGTTGTATCTAGTTCCTCGTTCCTTCTTCCCGATGAAATCTTTTTCCAAACATATTTTGTAAATCCATTCCGGTCCGTTTCTTTTTGACGATATTCCGAGGCGAGGCCACGGTAAAAACTTTCTGGATAGTTATCTGGGAAATACATGTAGCCGTGAGGGACTTTCCCATCTTCCTGAATGGTTTTTATCAAATTATTATAGATTTCCCCTTTCAGGTAATCTGTATTTACATCTACCCTTTCGATTGGGTAATTTTTTACAGCGAACTTTTGAAATATTGATTTCTTGTCTGAAATTCTAGAGCTCCCCATAACCGGGTAAATTCCGGACTGATATCGCGAACAAAATTCATAAACCGTATCTGTATGATAACCCGCATCTACACAGAAACTTTGAATAGGTTTCCCATTGATCGTCATGGATAGGACATCTTCTAATTGTCGCCATGCCTTCGAACTGATATCTGATGTGTCACCTGGAATCGGTTCATAAGTAATGGATGCGGAAATCTTCCCTACCATTCTCCCATTTTGTTCAATCCTTCCAAATCCGATAATGTGCGCTTCGATTCTATCCCCTTGGACGTCGGCACCTCCCACATAAATGGACGGGGTAAAATTAGGAGGGATTTCCCCAATCACATACCCCGATTTTCTGATCATTATTTTTTCGTAACTAGGAGCATTCACTCGATTTTCGAATGGAAGTCCGAGAACGGTGTTATAAAAGACCTGCAAAAGTTCAGAATTACCTTGAGCAGATAGCCATTCCGAAGCAATCGACTCCCAGGATTGGAATCCGATTGGCGCATAGAGTGAATTCAAATGGAATGACCTGCGATTTGGTTGCATTGGTTCTGCAGTTGGTATCCACTTTGCACCATTTTTTTCTGCAAAAAGCCATGACTTGTCATCGTTTTTATGCGCCGTGTCGCAATGTGGGCAATGAACTCGAACCGACGACTGTATTAATTTGCCGTTATCTTCCCGATCATATCGAAGTCCGCCTTTCCCATTATCATCTGGAAAGAAATTCAGAACAAATAATTTTTTACAGCCTTTGCACGGGACGTTATAATATTCCTGGGATCCTAAAAGAAATCGTTTATAGATTCGGCTGGAATCTTTCATCAACGGAGTGGACCCAGAAACAATCTTTCGAACCCCTTCAAAAGAGTTTGTCCTCTTTTCAGCAGATGACATCCATGATCCTTCGTTTTTTAATTCGGTTTTTGCCGCGTCAATCTCATCCATCAAAAGAAACTGAATGGAATCGTTTCTGAGTTTTGCGCCTGAATTAGGTCCGATACCGATTAGGAACCCGCCCGGGAATTCTTTTCGAGATTTGGTATCGCCTGATTTTTTATTATGTTTCTTTTGAACCTGTGAAAAAATTTTGTGCGCAATCCCTGCCTCTTGAATCATCCGATCAATTCGGAGTTCCATGTTTTTTTCGGCGGTTGCCTGGTCGCCCGAGACGAATAATGTCGGACCTGGATTCTCATCAATGATCCATCCTATTGCATTTTCCAAAAATCCAACCGTGTAAGTGATCTGAGCTCCTTTCATGAAGTCGATAATCTCCGTAGGATTGTGAGGATGTAGACAATCCAATGGGACTCTCATGTAAGGATTGACGGTCCATGAATATGCGCCTGGGAGCCGGTTCAATCCTTCTGGTAAAACCCGTTTTCTTTCTGCCCATTCTGATGGGAGAGCAGTTACGATTTTATCGGGAATTAGATTTTCAATCTTTGATTGCATCCAAGATGCCATTTCTTTTTTGTCGGAAGCTGTTAAAATTACAGAGGTGTCGTTTTCTGGAAGATTCTCGAGAGCGATAAGATCGGATTCAGTTGTGGTCATAAATTAATTTCGCAAAGTTCAAAAAGAATTTTTGCTATTCCTGGGACGATTGAGTTTCCACAGGCTCCAATGCGGTCCAGTTGATTGGGTATCCCATCAACCACTCGCACAAATTCGGGTTCAAATGTCCTTTGCCATTGTAAGTGTCCGTTATTGGCTTGAACCATTTGAGGGAGGCTCCA